GAGCAGATAGTTGATGCTTTTGACAATGGTTCTGAAGAGTGGACTGCAGCCGAATACTCAGACGGGCAACACTACTACAATCACAATTTTGAATCATGACCCTTCGCCACTACCAGGAACGATTCATCAACAACATCGCTGCGAGTCTGCGTACACATCGCAAGGTGGTTGCGCAGCTCGCAACTGGTGGAGGCAAAACCGTATGCTTTTCTGCAATATGTGACCGCTACTGCGCGAAGTCCTCTCAAGATATCCTAATACTTGTGCATCGTGAAGAACTGCTCGCACAGGCCACCAAATCAATTCGCATCAGAACGCAGCCAGTAGTGGCCGGCATGAAGTCAATCCCACATGCTCGGGTTTATGTGGCAATGGTTGAGACGGCATACAAGCGGCTCGACAAGTTCACCAACATCGGGCTGGTCATTGTCGATGAGTGCCACATTGGTAACTTCACAAAGGTAATCGAGCACTTCACTGAGTCTTATATCATCGGCTTCACAGCAACGCCATTGGCAGCTCGCAAGACCAATCCCTTGAAGAACTACTTCGATGACATCGTTTGCGGCATCGACATCCCAGAGCTCATCGAGCAAGGCTACCTTTGCCAAGAAATCACCTACTCAGCAAAGTCAATTGTTGACCGGGCAAGGCTCAAGATGAAAGCTGGCGACTTCGACACGGCACAGATGGCAGCGGCCTACAAAAACCCAAAGTACATCGACACAACAATCAATGCCTACAAGAAGCACTCGCTCGGCCAAAAAACAATCATCTTTAATTGCAATGTCGAGCACTCGATGGCAGTCAATGCCGCCTTTCAAGCGGCTGGATTCAACTCTCGACATCTCGATGCTGACTCGCCTGATCGGGCTGAGGTGCTCCAATGGTTCGCCAACACACCAGATGCAATCCTTAACAACATCGGCATCGCAACAACTGGCTTTGACCAGCCCGATATTGAGACCGTAATCGTAAACAAGGCCACAGCATCCATGCCGCTATGGCTTCAGATGTGCGGACGCGGAGCAAGGCCGCATCCAGTGAAGCTCGCATTCACCATCATCGATCTTGGTGGCAACTGCGAGACACATGGCCTCTGGTCATCGCCTCGCAATTGGCAAAGCATCTTCCACAATCCAAAGAAGCCAGGCGAAGGTGTGGCACCGGTTAAGTCATGCCCTAAATGCGAAGCAAGGCATCACACAGCAAAGAAGGTGTGCGATGCAATTCCAACAGGGGAATTATTCCCTTGCGGATATATCTTCCCACCAATCGTGGTTAAAGATGAAGGCATTGATGAATTCATCCAAATAGGTCGCAGGATTGATGTAAAAAAACTCATTGAAGCACACGCTCATAACAAGCAGTATCGCTCTCTTTATGTGCTTGTTGAGAAGGTATTCACCTCAGCAGTGGGAGTGCTAAAAGAAATTAATGAATCACACATGCCCATAATTCAGAAAAAAAATCATGAACTTGCAAGGCTCTGGTGCCACGAGCACAATAAGCGATTCGATGCTTGGCACAGGGACGAGGTAGACAATAAACTTAAAACACTTCTAAATGATCATCTCACAGTACAACAGCATCTACAACACCAAAGACTCTGACATCGAGCTCGCATCCTTCATCGAAGGCGTGCGCACCGGAAAATGGCAAGACATCGTGCTCCAAGTCAGAGCAACAGAAGACAAAGACGAACGCGATAAAAAGAAAAAATCAGCACCACTGGTAACAGTTAGCGGATTATTCTCAGCACGAAAGGATGAAGGACTCATTGCACACTCTGGATTCATTGCAATCGACATCGACAACATCGAGAACCCTGAAGAGACCAAGAAGCTAATCGCAGCAGATGCCTACATCTATTCTGCATTTACATCCATCAGCGGACACGGCCTGTGCCTAATCATCCGTATCGATGGCACGCGCCATCTCGATGCATTCAACGGCATCGCTTCCTATCTCTACAATGAGTACCAGCTCATCGTGGACCAATCCGGCAAGAACGTCTCCAGAGCTCGCTTCATATCATACGATCCTTGGATCATCATCAACACCAAGGCCGTGCTCTTCAAGAAGTACCTGCCCAAAAAGAAGGAGCAGAAGCTTGCAAAAGTCGCAGTAATCAAAACCGACTTCGATGCCATGATTGCAGCGATGGACCGCAAAGCACTAAACCTGTGCGAAGATTATTCCGACTGGATTCAAATCGCTTATGCATTGGTATCTGAGTTTGGTGAAGGTGGTCGCGACTACTTTCACACCCTCAGCAGCCATTCATCCAAGTACAATTCTGATGACTGCAATGCGCAGTACACGGCATGCCTGAAGAACCACAGCGAGTCCAAGGGAAAAAGGTCAACCATTGCGACCCTGTACTATCACGCCAAGAAAAACGGCATCGAGACCTATTCAGAGCAAAGCAAGGCTATTCTCAGGGCCGCAAGCTCGCAGCGTGCCGCTGGACTTTCGCCTGAAGCCATCGTGCGAAGCCTCGAAGTTTCAGGCATCAGCCCAGAGGAAAGCACGAAAGTTGTCAATGAGATAGTAGCAAAGGATATTAAATTCAAATCTGAGAACGTAAGTGCTGATATTGCGGCATTTATAAACACATACGACCTCAAAAAAAATGTAGTTACTCGCAAGATTGAACTCAACGGAAGGGCCATCGATGACAGTGACCTCAACTCGATTTATCTCGATTCCAAGGCAGTTTTCAAAGAATCAACAAAAGAACTTGTGAACGCGATAATTTTTTCCAATCGGGTCCAGACATACAATCCCCTGCACGAATTCTTTGAACAAGAGCTATATGAATACAACAATGACCAATGGCCAAACTTACAGCTACTCATTAGCAGTATAAACACCGACACCGAGAATGCAGACTACTTCATCATTACTTGGCTCTTATCAATTGTAGCATCTGCATACGGTCATAAGTCAGAACTTGTGCTGGTATTTTGCGGAGAGAAACAGGGCACTGGAAAAACGCATTGGTTCCGCTATCTTCTGCCAAAGCGATTGCGCTACCTCTATGCTGAGTCGAAGATGGATGCTGGAAAGGATGACGAGATTTTAATGACTGGCAAGCTTATCATCAATGATGATGAGTATGGAGGCAAATCAAAGCGCGAAGAGAAACGCATGAAAGAACTTACATCAAAGGAGTTCATCAACGTGCGCGAGCCATACGGCAGAGTTTCAACTGACCTTAAACGCCTCGCAGTATTCTGTGGCACATCAAACGAGATGCAGATACTTAGTGATCCAACAGGCAACAGAAGAATCATTCCAGTGCATATTATTGACATTGATCATGACCTATACAACAAGTGCGATAAAACACAACTTTGGCGTGAACTATTCTGCATGTTCCAGATGGGAGCTAACTTCAAATTGCTTGGTGAGGACATTAAAAAACTAAATGCGGCAACTGAAAACTACAAGCTTTCGACTCCAGAAGATGATTTGATCAACAAAAAACTTCAGCCTGGGAACTCTTCATCGTATGGCGAATGGATGTCGCTGACCGATATTCAGCAGTTCCTGATGATTGAAACCAAGTTTAATTACCTCAACCCACAGCGATTGGGGTCGATACTCACTTCGCTTGGCTTCCAAAAGGAGCGAAGAGGCAAAAGAGGCCAACTCGTTATGATGTACTATGTTATGAAAAATTTTAGCTAATAATTGCATCATCTTGCATCACCCTTGCAAAAAACAGGGTGATGCACTTTTTTGCTACTGCAATAAGGCTTTCAAAGGATTGCATCAGCATCATCTATAAATTCTATTAATAACTATATATATATGCACACACACACACACACACACACACACACATTTGTAATATCCAAACTCGAAAAGATGCATGATGAACATGATGCAAGGTGATGCAATGAGCGAAGTAAAAACACAATCGAAAGCATTCACAAACCTCTGGAATGCGCGTCCTGACTTGCGAGGAAGGATATTTGCCATCAATAACAACAGCCCAAACGGCATTAAGGGTGCAATGAACAAAGCAATGGGTGTTGTGCCTGGAGTGGCCGACATGTGCTTTTTGAGACCTGAAGGCAGAACGTGCTGGATCGAATGGAAGACCGAAACCGGAAGGCAGTCGGAGGACCAGAAGCGATTCCAAAAGCTTTGCCTATCGCTTGGCCATGACTATGTGATCGTAAGATCGGAAGAGGAATTTTTAAAGGTTATCAATCATGACTAACTACGAAAAGCTAATTTACTACATGACCGAGAAGCTTCCAGAGGAGGCAACGATTGTGGATGGGCCGACAACCTACACCTCAACCAAAAGAGCTCACGAAGCACTTGCCAGGTACCTAATGGCAACTGATAAGCATGCGCCTGTGCATCGGACTTACATGCTCAAGGCATTCAATTGGCTTGTGCTTTTGAAAAAAAAGAACATCCAATTGCGTAACACAATCAAATAATAAATACATTTGCACAGATGGAACAGCAAAAAAAAGGCAGAGGAGGTAAGCGCATAGGCGCAGGCCGCACTCATAAGTATGGCGAGCCGACCATAAACATCACATTCAGAGTGCCGATTTCAAGCAAGGAAGCAATAAGAAAACTTGTTAACGGTTATCTTGACAGCCTTGTGACTCCAAAAAAGATTCATGAACCTGAAGGCGGTTGTTAAACTTTGGCACGATAAATGCAATACACATTCAAAACATACACACCATGATGACACTCGAAGAAATTAACCAAATCTCAGAAAGGCTCGAAAGAGAGTTTGAATTTTTGAATTTAAACAACAATGATGAAAATGAAGAGCATGATGAATGCTACGAAAAGGATTCGATTGACTTAGATTGCGAACGCTATCATGCCAAGAAAGATGACGGATTTTAATTCTATGCAGACAACGCGCCGGCTCAGAGCTGGCGTGTTTGTCGATTCGAAGTACATGCAAGACCATTGTTTCTTTGGATACCTAACACACCCAGGGCTTGAGTATGACATCGCCATCGCCATCAACATCGATGAGATTCACAAGTTCTCGAATGTGAACAAGCTGGTGCTCGATAAGCATGCCGGCATCGATTACAGGTTCGGCGTTCTGATATCCACGGAAGACAAGAACGGCCTTGAGGGCTTTACTTTCAAAGCATTCATTGAAGGCAAGCTGCATGATATGTTCATTTATCACAGTCAATACAAGGAAATAGTTTTCAGAGGCCATGCGGTAAACATCGACCATGAAGGCGAGATATTTGAAAGATTACTAAATTTAAACTAATTTTGTAGTATGCCACTATTCCAAGGCGATAGCCAAACCGTCATCAGCATGAACATCCGCAAGCTAATTGGTGAAGGATATACACCTCAGCAAGCTGCTGCAATCGCACTGGCAGAGGCTGAGAAGTATAAATCAAAGCGCGCAAGGTAAACAACGACAAAACAGCGATGCCAAAGCCGGAAAACATAGAGCCGCATAAGTTCAAGAAAGGGCAGACAGGCAACCCTAATGGGAGACCGCGTAAGCTGCCAGAACTCAGCAAGCTAATGGCTGACATCTTAGGTGATGAGAAGAACGGATTGAGCACAGCGGAGCGCATCCTTAAGGCGATTGAGGCCAAGGCATTGCGTGGCGATATCAAGGCAGCAGAGATGTTGCTCGATCGCGGCTACGGCAAGCCAAAGCAAACTACCGACACCAACATCACAAGCCTTGAGCCGTTGGTGATCATAAAGACGAAAGAGGATGGCAATTCTTAAGACATTGGCAGTTGCAACTCTGATGGCTGTACTTATTTTGGGTGCTGCGTTTTTGCTTTACTATTTTGTGCGAAACATCATCGACTGCCTGCCTAATGCGAACGATGAGGAAGATTGATGAACTTCGAACTTACTGCACGGCAGTCAACAGCATTTGAGGCAGTAGAGTCTGGGCAGTACCGTGTCATCGTATTTGGTGGCGCAATTCGTGGCGGCAAAACTTACTGGCTACTGATGACATTCACATACTTGGCATTGCAATACCCACGGAGCCGCTGGGTGATTATCCGAAAGAGCCTGCCCGATCTTAAGCGCACAACCTTTCCATCCTTCAGCTCGATTTTGTCTGATGGCATTACTGAGTATGTGAAGTCATGGAATCGAGATACGCAAGTTGTGACCTTTGTCAATGACAGCGAGCTGATGTTCATGGCTGAAAGCTATGATGATGACAAGGACCTCAACCGATTCAAGGGTCTTGAAGTCAATGGCGCCGGCTTGGATGAGGTGAATGAACTGCAAGAGGTGACGTTCTACAAGGTCCAAGAAAGGATTGGCAGTTGGAACAAGGCAATAGGCCAGCCGCCGATCGTATGCTTGGCAACGTGCAACCCGGCAAACAACTGGGTGAAGTCAATCATCTACGAGCGGTACAAGGAGGGCACGCTGCCAGAGCGTTGGACCTTCATCCCTTCCAAGATCACTGACAACCCTCACATCCCTGCCGAGTACCTGGAGAGCTTGAAGGAGCTGCCGCCAGTTCAGTACGCACGTTTCGTGG